GTTTTGATGGTGTCGGGTGTTGATGTGCTTAACACCGTAGGCTCAGCGAAAATACGGCCGATGTTCTGCTTAATGCTTTCTTCGTATGCCGGTAATAGCGTGGCCACACTGAGGCGCTGCTTATAGCTTTCCTTGTCCTCATTAGGCCAGCGCGGGAGATATGCCTCACCCAGACGTCGCATTTCCAGCGTACCGCCCATGAGAGCATCGTTAATGTCCCACGCCTCGCACATATCGTTGTAGTCGAGATTGGGTGTTGAAATATCTGGCATGATTTACATCCGGAGTTGAGTTACTTTGCCGACTTTCTTCGGCGGAGAATGCAGGACTGCATAACGGGTAGCATCCCAGTCGTGGTCTTCCTGAGTGGTGTCTACGTCATCAGGCTTTTTGTCATCACGAACCAGCACTGGGACACGACTTATCCACCCGCGACAGTGGTCAAACACGTAAAGCGCTGGCTTCTCAGGAATGCCGGATTCCGTTTTTTTGCCTTCAATTACGGCCTCGAGCATATCGGCGAATATTGAGGCACCGTTGATCCGGGAGCCTGGTTTCTTGTTGGACTCGACCCACTTTACACCCTGCTTTTCCATCTTCTGTCCGATAGATAACTCATTGTCTGCGGTATTGTAGATCGCGCTGTCAGCGGGGCCGGGTGTTACCTTAGAGCAAATGCCCGGTATGATGTGCATCTGCCCTTTCCCCTTAGTTTCCTCTGGCTCATCGACTTCCTCACCTACAAGGCGCTTATCAATCCACGCAACGCCCTTGGCTACATTGGTCGATGACATGTTGAGACCTTTATTCAGCTCTCCCGGCGGGCAGCCGTACCACTCGCTAATCAGGATCAGCGAACCGGCTGGCGGGCAGAATTTGCGACCATCGGATAGCGTTGCCTCTGTGCCGTCTGCTCTTGCCCACCACAGGTTAGAAAATGGTTTTGATTCGCCCCAGTCGTGTGACCGATCGACAACCCAGCTACTCGGGATAGGGAATGGTTTAATTACGTGGAGTGACTCATTCCACAGATGGTCGAAACGCCCGCCGCTGGTCACATCCCATGAGCCCTCAACCCATGCCTTGCGTTTGTTCGGGTCTTTGATACTCATTAGCGTGGCGATGTATACCGGATCGAGGTAGGGATTTTCTTTGAATGAGCCATGTATTGCTACACGAGCCAGCGTTATCTCTTCTTCCTGCTGAGTCTGCGGGTTCGGCACCATCTGTTTTTCACGGATAATGGTTCCGCGCGGTGCCGGGGCAATGAATCGCTTTTTCACCCAGGTATGGCCTATACCAAATGGGTTTGTGGTATTGAATGTCTCAAGCGGTATGTTCGGCAATAGTGAGCCATCGTCGCGAGGATAGTCCTGCGGTCGGAATGAAGAACGACGGCAAGAAAACATCGATTCATAAAAGTCAGCGTTAGGCTGCTTTGTTAGTTCGTTAAAGCCGATGAATGGGAATTCTTGCCCGTGATAGTCCCAGTAGTCGTCAGCCTCTTTGCCGAAGCGGAAAAGAAGCTCTTCCCCGGTAGGCCAGATCCATCGAAGTTCAGACGCTGAGTTAAGAAATCTGGCTCCGTCACCGAAGAGGCGATACATACGCTTTGACTGAGTGATGATATCAGCAAGGTTTTTGTATTCCGTGTCGAAGATGATGCCACGCCAGAACGTACCGTACCCCAATCCTACCAGACGGCGAAAACGGGCAAGTTGTGCCGCTGTTTTCCCCGGTCCACGGGTACCTTCAAATAGGATTTCATCGCATGGGCAACTCAAAGCAAGGGACTGTGATCCAGGTAAAGGCTTCCAAACAACGTTGTAGCTCATTTGCCTAATACCTCGCTCTGCTGTTTCTGTGCGGCCGCCTCCCATTCTTCTGCGCTGTTGCATGATGGTACTGGCATGATGTTGTGCGTTGCGGTGACCTTCTGGTCAATCTGCTCTTTAAATGCCTGCACACTGATGTGCTTACCAAGCAACTCAAGGTTCTTCACCTTGTCTGGCCACTTAATTTTCTTGAGGATGTTTTCGATGGTCGTTTCATCGAAGTTGGTAATACTGGTATTGATATCGAAGCCACTGAGTGTAGTTCGCCATACCTTTGGCCACTCGCTGATAGCTTTAATGCCGCCATCATCGTTCAGTATGTCGAGTACATCCATCTGATCGATTTCAACCAAACGGCGTAACACATAAGTAGCATCGATATTAACTTGCTCATTGCGCTCAGCCTTTAGTTCGGCGATTCTGTTTTGAATGTCAGGTTTTGACAGGTTTTCATGCGCGGTACGGTTTGCAGTTTTATCGCTGTACCCCGCTCTGACAGCCGCTTGCGTGGCGTTCAAATCAATGAGGTACTCGCGACAGAACATTTCTTGTTTGTCGGTGAGTGCCATAAATTTTCCGAGTTAATGATGAAATTAGAAGATATCTTGGATTGCATGCCTATGCGTCCTGAACCTACGAAAGAAAAACGCCTACTTGAATCAGTGCATGAAAAATCTGGGTGGCTGCCATTTTTGCAAAGTCTACCTAGGTCTGGTTTATTAACGCCCGAGCTAAAAACAGCTTTTCATATGATATGGATTGAGCGCGGTAAATTCATCCGAGAGAAGCTAAACGATGATGAAATTCTCACCCAACTACTAGCCCTTTGCATGCCCGCATACGACGGTCCGGGTTTAATGGTTTTCAGAGGCGAAAATGAACATAGGTTTAACTCAGGAGAAATCGGTTTTTGCTGGACGGAAAAAAGAGAAGCTGCCGAGATATTTGCTCGCGGCCTCAACGCATGCAATGGCCAAGGGTTTCTTCTTCAAGCTTATGCGCCGTCAGAGGCTATTTTCTCAGGGCCAAATGACCATAGCAGGTATCTTGATGAGCATGAGGTAACAGTAAACCCCCGTTTTTTGACAGGCATCCAGATAATCTCTTCTTATCCAAAATCACATTAATACCGACTCACACCACTCTTTCGGTGATACGCCGGATTCGGCATGTTCGGACAGGAACCGATCTTGAAGCTCGCTCCAATCCGGCTTTGCCATAAATTTCTCTTTAGTTTTGTTGATGTATGATCAATATTTATCGTTCATTTAAGTCAGGCAGATTAGATCAAAAAACAATCTGCAGATTAGCCGTAGAAGGAACTGGAAATGCGCTATCTGTATAAATATATGAGTAAGAAACGGAGTGATGAGTTTTTACAAACAGGATCCATAAGGGTTGGAACAGTACATGATTTCCGAAGCGCAGATCATAAGCCAGGCGTTTCAGACCAGCATGAAGGGTTTGCATATAGTGAAATAAAAAGTGATACCCCTAGGAAATTTTCTGAAATGACAGATGTTGAGCAAGCAAATCTGGGCTTAGGAACAATCATTCCTTGGTCTCTCTTGGGGGATTTATCACAAGGCGGTATATCTGCAGGTTTTGATGGTGCCTTCATCCGAGAAAGCCCTGATTTTTACGTTTTATGCTTTGCAATGGCTCCTGATCGAGATGCTATGAAAAAGTTGGGTTGCGACACCTGCCTCCAGATATCTCAGCCTGAACTTTTTATCAATAGAATAACTCGTAGCCTAAAGGGTATTGCTAGCATGGTCCGCCATCAAGGAAAGGTTGACTATTCTGGAAAGGAGACGAGTTATAGCACCGTGGATACAAGGTATCCATTTATGACCAAGCATGAGATTTTTTCATACCAGAACGAATACAGGGTCGTTTGGTCGCCATCAGATATCACAACTCAAATCATCACCCCGCAAATCATAACTTCTCCCAAGGCTGCTGAATTATGCAAAGAAATTCAAATTTAGCGTAATCACAATCGAGGCCACCGCAGTGATGGCCTCTGTTCTGATTACAGGAACTTATCTTTCAGAGCGACCAGGTCGGCTTCGGCTTCTTCGCCGAGGACTTCCAGACCGTGCTCAACGAATTCGACGAAAGCGTCAAACTTGGCTTTAGCCTGCTCCAGTGGTGAGCTGGTTGCAGTGGTATCTGCGTCGGATGTTGCCTGAGCGGCGGTACCGCTGCCTGATGATCCGGCATCAGTTGACACTGGCGTTTCGGTCGCCGTTGGGGTCTCGGTTGCCACTGGGGTAGCTGCTACTGGCTCTACTACGGATTGATCTGACATTTCTTCGCTCTCTTTTTTCGTGAAAAGGCTTTTAAGCCATTGGATGAATTTCATTTATTGATTTCCCTGATGTAAGCCTGCAGGCCATTAATCTGTGCAGTGGCCTGATTCAGTTGGCTCCGGAGGGTGTAATAATCTTGTCGAGCGTCTGGACTGAGTTCGGCGCTGGTTGCATTAGAGCGGCTGGCGGTGCCGGAGGTTTTGGACACTCCGACTGGACAGACTGCTTTGATACGCAACCGGACAGCACCAGAGTCAACGCTGTTGCGCAGAGAACTGATTTCATCGTCTTTCGCCTTGATGGTTGTCTGGTATTGGGTGTCGATGTCAGAGACAGCTTTCTGCTGAGCCTGCATCGTGGTGATGATTTTGAGCCGGGACTCTGCCAGCGATGATTGCTGCTGTGACTTCGCTTCCCACTCATCCGCTGAGTGCCGGTAGTGATTCATCAGGCTTACAACGCTGATCAAAACTCCGGCCAGCAAGGTGATCAGTACATAACGCCAGTTTGCGAGTAACCAAATCATTGGGCACCCCACATACAGACTTCACGCTCAACCTGTCGGCGGTTCATCAGGCCAGTGGACTTAGTCCGGCCGATGTACACCCAGCGGGTAAGTGAGTTGCAGGCTTCGGTGTAATGACCAGCGTTGAGTTCGCGCAGTAACGATGACCGGGAGAAGTTACCGGCGCCCACGTTGAACACGAAACTGGTCAGGGCCGCTTCCTGCATTTCATTCATCGGGACTTTCACCAATCGGGTGACCGACCGGTTAGCTGTATCGATATCCGCAGACAGGAAAGCATTGCACTGCGCATCCGTGTAGGTGCGTCCGGGAATGACGTCAGGACCAGTGTGTCCTTTGCAGACAGTCCAGATTCCACCGCCATCTCGGTACGGGGTGTGCTTTATTCCCTCTTGGCTACTAACCAGAACTGAGGCAATGGCGATAACACCTCCACCGGCGGCCGCGATCAGCTT